TACTTTTTAAATATAATAAACAACAGACAATTTCCCCTCAAACTGTCAGACAATTTACCAGGAAGAGCGTTTATAACTTAAAACATATTGTTAACAATTTATTTACAATTATGTAATAATGTGTTAACAGTAATACAGTATTATATAATCATAAAGATAAAGAAACAAAGGCGTCAAGGAAAGACTTGAAGAAAGGAATTGCAATGAAGGTATTAGTTGCATGTGAAGAATCGCAAAGAGTAACAATTGAGTTTAGAAAGTTAGGTCATGAGGCTTATTCTTGTGACTTACTAGATTGTTCTGGAAATCATCCGGAATGGCATATCAAGAAAGATGTTACTTTATTATTGAATGGGAATTGTATTTTTTATACTGTTGATGGACTAGAGCATGAAATTTCTGGTAAGTGGGATATGATAATAGCATTTCCGCCTTGTACTTATTTAACAGTGGCTTGCAACAGATGGTTTAATTGTGAAAAGTATGGTGATAAGGCTATTCAAAGAATGCTAGATAGAAAAAATGCTATTAGGTTTTTTATGACGATTGCGAACGCTGATTGTGATAGAATTGCAATCGAAAATCCGGTTGGTATTATGAGCACTGAATGGAGAAAACCAGAACAAATTATACAGCCTTTTGAATTTGGTGATGCATACGAGAAAAAGACTTGCCTATGGTTAAAAGGTTTAAAAAAATTAGTGCCAACTGATATTGCTAAAGCAATGGCGACTCAATGGGGAAGATTAGAAAAGCGCTACTATGATTATACATCGGAAGATTTTATCAATGCGGGAATCGCAAAAGAATGCACAGATTGTCCAGACTTTTGCGAAGAAGATTGCATAGAAAATGCCGAATGCGCACGTGGTAATGATGTTTTCGAGGGTTGCAAAACAGTAAAAAATCAATATTGTGAACAGGTACATAAACAAATGAAAGCAAAAAGCAATCCGGAATGGCATCATGTTAGCCTTGCAACACTAGCTAACATTGACATTGACATGTTGGATGAAAAAAGGCAGAGATATTTTAAAATATATAAAGAGCTTATAAAAACGGTAAACGACTTGCATAAATGCAAAACAGCGGCAACTTATGCAACTCGATGGCGGAGATTCAAACAAGTAATTGCAGATGATATATACTATAGAGGAACAACACTATATATGATAAGATTTCTCGATTCAAAAATATCTATGTGTAATGTAGAATGTGGCTTATGGTCTTCAGCAGATGAAAAAGCAACTAGCTTCATCAAATCACGTAGATACAGACACACCACATTAAAAGAGTAAATTTCACAGCTGTTCTACCGGCTACACGGGAAGAAAGAAGATATCAGAAAAGTGAGGTACAGAACATGGATAATTTAATGCAGGTAAAGAAAAACAGACTTTTACAAGAATCTAAGGATAAAATTTTGTTAGTACCTAAAAAGGAGAAAGAAAATGCGAAGAATGAAATATAAATATTGTGTAGAGATTGCATATCTGGACACTGATACCGACTACATAAAAGTAGAGTATATCGAAACGCTATCATATAACGCGAAGGAAGCTAAAGAAGATGCTTACTCTTATATCAATCGTTTTCCAAATGTTTCTCATCCTACACTAATGGAAGTATACAGAGCATAAAAAGAGGGGCTTCGCCCCTCTTTATTTAATTCAATGCAATATTAAATTCTACACCATATAACTGGATCTCATCAACATTAGTATAAGTAGCATATCCGCTACCGCTTATATCAACTAACTTTAAATAAATCGCCCCGCTGTCTACTTGTGTAGCATCGAATGGATTGATGGTAAGAGTAGCCATGCATTGATGATAACCGCTTTTATCATGAATAATCGCATTGCAATTACAGATACTTTGTTCATTTACAAAAGAAAGATTGTGACTCATAACCTTAACAGCGGCATTTGTGAAATTCTTTGCGGGCTTAAAAGCCAAATCAAGAAAGCTAGCCACATGCCTAAAGCTACAATGTGCGTTGGTATTAGTCAACACAACAGGCATTTTGTAGTCATTCAGTGTGCAATCAACCCCGTCAAGCGCAAAGTCGCCGCTTCGATTCCATGACGCGTATCCACCCATTGCCTTATAAATCATATCTGCAATTGAAGCCTGTCCAATAGCGTTAGGGTGGATATTATCGCTAGCAAGTACGCTAGTCCAACGTAACGCACTATCAGCACCGCTTAAAAACTTAAACTTTTCCCAGCAGGTTTCGTATAAGGTTTTAATTTCATTGTAAGCTTTAACTTTTGCAACAGTAGTAAAACCGATGATAGGTGTCGCAATCCAACCGATGTAAAGCGTTGCGTTTGGTAACTGTGACATTAAAGCAATAGTATCTTTTATACCGGAGTTGACCGTGGAAGCTGCAATAGATTGATCATTCCAACCGCCTGCAATAACAACATATTTCACCTGCTTCTTTTGCTTATCAGAAAGACTTGTTATTGCTTCTGATAGCAGAGCAGAGAAGTGAGTATTAGCGCCAAAACCACTTCCGCCTTTACTTTTATTCACGTAAAAGCTAGCATCACTAAAATACTGTTCATGCAAAATATCGCACCATGGTTTCACCATGCCGTCAGGTGTATACCCTTCCCCGTATGAGTCGCCAATTGTTATCAATCCATAATCTGTCAACCATGTGTCGATAATATCAGACAATTCACCGCTTGCCTTTAAAGCATCAAGATAATTGTCAATGGCGGTTATATAGTCCAAATTATCAATATAATTCTGAACGTCTGTTTGCCACTTATTCCATTCTGTATAGTAGCTATCCCATTTTGTATCAAGATCCTTTACAGTTTCCAGTAGCCAATCAAGGTTTAAATTGTGAAAATCTGTATACGGAAAATTTGAAAATGCCATGCTATCACCTCACTTATTTAAATTGGTCAGACGGGATAACATTGTATTTGTTACCATCATCGCCAACAACTAAAATAGGGTCAAAAGCTTTATCAAAATAGTGTATATCAGGTATTTGTCCAAATTTTTCTATTGAAAATCGTATTCGCGATATTTTAGTAGGATCGCTACGAGATACAGAAATAGTACAAGGTGATTTTGAGTTAACGGCAGGAAAAGTCAACACGGCCTTTGATATATCTGAAATTTGGTTGATTGCTAATAAATTAGTTACCTCACTAACATGTATTGTTTCATAACTATATCCAGCCGGCAATGTAACAACTGATATAGGATCATTTGCGTCAAATTCAATTAAAACTGTGTTTCCAAGATATTCAGTTTTCATTTTAGTGTACCCCCTTTTTCCCAACCATACCCCTCAATAACACCTATTGAAATGGTTTCATTTTCTCGCCCACAATGCATAAAAAAGCCGTGACCTATATCGAGGGCTATGTGCCTCCCCTTGCCGCCAAAAGTTGTATAAAGTAAATCGCCGTCTTTTGTCTTGTCTGGAGTCGCTATATTTGTACAACTGTTTATGTATGCAGTTGAATACATATATCGCCCCGTGACTAAGTTAATAAAGCCGCTGCAATCAATCACAATCTTTCCCAAACAGAAAGACTTGATCTGTGCTTTCTGTTGAGCGTTATACTTTTTAAAATAATTTGGCTCTGCATTCCATAAAGCCTCAAAAACCTCTGATGTACACTTCTGCCCCTTCGCGCCGTAAAGGTAAGCGTACTTGTCACGGTTTTTGTAAAGCTCTCTTGCCTTAGCAATATATGCCACGTTCTTATCTGGAATATCATAAATCATATCTTTTACTTCTCCTTATCTTGTACTATTGTCAACAACTCAGTGATTACCTTCGTGTTGTTGTTCAATGCGTCAACCCACTTTGCGCTTTCCTGGTCATGCTTCTCATACCAGGTTTTTCTTTCTTCTCTCTGTCTCACGTCAAGCGCGTTTACATACCACATTACGGCGCCAAGGCAAACACATGGTACACCAACCATTTGTGCGAGTTGTGCAATTGCATTCATAATTTCCATTCTACCACACTCCAATCAAAAGTCTATCTGCATAAAGCTTGCACACCTCATCAAGAAAATTGTAAGCTTTAGTCAGATCAATTTCCGCGTGCATCATTTGTTGTGATGTTGTAACACCTATGTTTCCATGAATCCTTCCTTCATGTGTTCCGCTTGTGGTTGACTCATCTAAACCATTGGTAACACTTCCAGTTGAAGTATCAGGTGTAAAACTTTGCGTGTCACTTCCGCTGTCTGTTATGTTGTCAGTGTTTGCCACCTCAGGAGTATTTGAGTTAAAAGCGGCGACATTGTGAGTAGCATCAGATATCTTACCAAAAGTCGTTGTTGCAGTTCCCTTCTGATAAGTTTCCTCAGTGTCCACTTTGCCTTTTTGAAAAGTACCATTTCCGCTGTCCGTCCAACTTTCCATTCTATCATAGTTTTCGATAGGATTATACTCAAGCTGTGTTACTTCCCACAAGTGATCAATAGTCCATTGCAACGAACGTGCTACACTTGTAACATGCCGTCTTAAATATTTGGGATCTTGATAAACGGGGGTAAGATCGCCATATGAAAGCAAAAAGTGTTCAATAAGTTGATCTTTTGACAAACCTTTAACATATATATCGTTAAAGATATTATTATCATAGTCATACAGAGTCGCTATTGGAATTATAGTTCTCACGTTGTTCACCACCTCTAATATTAGGATACCTCAAACGTGCTTTAATGTCAAGGTTATAATGGGTGTTAACTTTTTCTAAACATTCGTTAATAGTTTCCACCCACAACTCACATTTTGACATTACCGCGTTTTTGGTTTCTTCCACTTCATCCGTTATCATACGTTCTTTCTTATCAGGGGCTGTATAAATACCAATTTCCATATCAAAAGCATGTTTGAGGTTTTCAACACTTTCCAATGCTGCCTTAACAACATTGTAACATTTTTCGATATCATTGTTAAAGAACTCATACAGCGCTTTTCCGGTTTCCTTATCATATAACGCTTGATTGATCACCACAGCAAGTTTTCCCGACATGATATCATCAAAAGCAACTTTAAATGTTTCAGCTGTGCTTTTGTTTTTGGCTGTAAAAATAAAACCAAATTTTGCGAGCGCACTTGCAACATCATGATTAGATAATGTCATGGCGACTCTTTGCGCGTATGAATTTATCAGATCTCCAATGCCGCACCAGTCAGGTGCTAATTTTACAATCTCGCAACCTTCCCCAATAACTAAATCGCCATTAAAACTAGCGTCAAAAGCTGGGTTGGCAACAATATAATTAGTGGGCTGATATTGCACGTCAAATCCGTACGGAGATCCGTGTTGTGGAATGATACCAAATCTTGCGGTATTCATAACACAAAAGTTTCCTTTTAAAAACAAAAGAGGGTATATGTAATTTTTAGACCAATTTTGAGGCATACCATCAAAAATGATAAGACTTTCTGCACGTTGCAAAAAGTATCTGAAGTATGTTGCATAGTCCCAGGTATTGTTAATATGGATCATGTTTGGATTTTGCCTTGACTCATATTCGTTAATAATAGGACTTGATACACCTTCGCCCACATAATACCCACTATATACAAAAGGTTTCATTCTATAAACATACCCCCATTCAAAAAATCGTTAATTATCGCTTTTCCGTTTTCAGTTGCAGAGCAACTTACATCTGCACTTTCGCACTGTACAAAGCCAGATAAGTTAGACAAGCTTATCTTTTTACAAACAGGATAACCAAAATGTTCATAATCTCTGTTAGGCTGATTTGCAAAAATAGCACGTAAAGCGATAACGTTACTTCCTACCATTGTGCCACCACTGCCGCCGCTTGTTTCAACCGTGGGCGCAATACTGGAAATTCCAGACTCAATAGCAGATATACCGCCTAAAATGTTATGCGTTGAAAACGAAAAAGCGGCATTGATTGCACTTGATACAGTTCCTATTACATTTGTAGAACGTGACGAATAACTAACAGGGGCGCCACAATTTCCAGTTGCGGTGAAAAGAAGTACGCTTCCAGCGTTTACAGTAACAAAAATAGCGCCGTTTATATCGACAGAATATTTTATTGTTAGAGCGTCAATATCTGCTAGTTCTTTACTGGATAACCGCATAGTTCCAATAAAAGGCAATGTTAGTATATATTGCGTAAACGGTTCATATAACATATACTTGTGAGTATCACTTTCGCTGTGATGCGGTACTGCTAGAGATATGCTATGCGTAAACACTTCGCCCGTGCCTACGTCTCTACCACTGTAACTTGTAGACACATAGCCGAGTACAATTTGTGTTGGCGGTCCGTCTGTAACATCAAACGGAATCCATATTGCACTTTGCAAGTAGTCTTGCGGTCGAACTATTTCTTTCTGTACATCGGCAGGTGTTTCAAGTATTGTGTTTAAACCGTTTAAATAATCAGGCGAATATAAATATTTGGTGACGGCTTTAAATGTTGCAGGATGTAAAGACAAAAAAGAATTTTCACCGTTACCGATAATGCAACATAAAATAGAGCCTGTTGTTGAAGTTGGTAAAGTTGCAGTTGATTGTGAAATTGTTGGCTGTGATGTAGTTGGAAACATGGTATCAATCAAGTATCTGTTAAAATTTGCAACATTTGATGAGCGTGTTACATACATAGAGTTACTTAAAATCTCATCTTTGTAACTTGCCAAATAATCACAAGTACATGATATTTCATAAGTTGATTCTACATATGTAACATCATTGATAAAATAGTATCTTCCAAAAGTTTCACAGTATGCAACATTCCAATCAAAAGGCGACACCCCTTGCAAAATAAAAGTTGGATTTTCTACCGATGTGCCGCTTTTAAGTACACATGTTGCACTTTCTGAAAATGTAGGTATTTTCGTACTATTTATTCTTTTGTCTGATTTTCCAAAATTAACTTCAAATGCCATGTGTACCCCCCTTCAAGAAAAGGGGCTTGAAGCCCCTTTGTTTTTAATCAAGTAAAATCAAAATTGCATTCTCTGTAAAGTCAACAGGTGTCTTAAATGTGTAATGATTCCAACCGTTTCTAAAACCAAACCTTGCATTTAATGGCTCGAGCGCGCTCCATTGATCAACCGGCACAATTCCCAACGTATCAATATCCATCATAATTCCTAGGACATTGTCAACTGTTTGATTTGATAAAGTAAACTTTGTCTTTCCATCTTGTTTTACTCCCTCAGCGTTACCCTTGATTTGCATTGGATTGCTGGGATCCGTCCAAAAAGTTACTTTCTCATAATCTCCCAATTCAGCTTTCTCAGGGTGGAAAAATTCTGAACCATTAGCCTCAAAATAATTTCCAAATTTTGAAACCAGATAAAAACGCAAGTCTGCTGCATCCGTGTGTCGGTTTACAACTTTGTCTGTGAAATCACCATGAAAACGTGTACCGCGAACAGCAAGGTTTTCTTTAAGCGTTTTCATCTCAGCGCTTAACCAAATCATAAACGGTCTGAAATCAGCGGGATTCATGATTGTTTTTGCAGTCATTGCAAGCCCCGTCTCAGCGTTGTACTTTCTTAATGCGTGAAAAACCTGCTCTTTTTTGCACATATTGCCGCTTGTAGGTGTTGCTTTACCGGCATCAGCAAGGATAATTGCAAGGTTTGCGAGTTGCGCACGCGCCCTATTTTCTAGGTCAATCTCGTAAACATTTGAAAATTCAGTCATCAACATAGAGAAATACGCTGCTACTCCTGCCTCAGAATCAAACGCTGCATTGATCTGATTCTTGTAAATAGTGTACTTCCTAGCATAAGTTTGAGCACCACTAGCGATTGTAAGAAGTACATCATACTTTACGGGCTTTGTTCCTGCTTTCCAGTCTTGACTTGCCTCAGCTTTAGCAAGCTCAACATTGATATTCCATTCATCATTGTCAACCTCAGATTCGTTTACAATCGGGGTAAACTTTCTAATATAATTACCATAGCGTTGATCATCCCAAACCATACCAGAAAGTTTTCGTGAATATGGTCGAATAGAATAAATTGATTTTGCAAGTACAGTAGGAATGATTTGATACAAGTTGTCATCTTCTCTATCAAAGCCCATTTTAAATGTATTTTGCATTTGTCCAAAAGTTAAATTTTGAGCAGACTTTCTACCAGTATACTGGTTATACATTTCTGTAAGTAGTGGCGCAATTTGTGTATATGTAAGATTTGCCATTGTTTACCCCCTTTTTAGAAAAACTTACTGAAATCTGTCTTGTCGTTTGAACCGCCAAAATTAGTCTTGCCATTTGCAAGCTGCTGTGCTTTTACAAGTGCAGCCGCAAATTTGTCATAGTCAAATGAACTATCTGTCTTCTGATCTGTCTTCTGATCTGTCTTCTGATCTGTCTTCTGATCTGTCGTAACGTCAAACGCTGCAATCTCATCTTTACTGTATCCTGCATTTACAAGCTTCAAAATCTCATCAATTTTCATATTTTAACCTTCTTTCTTTATTTGTTGACAGCTGTAAACAGACTCGAACTGTTATTATATGATTCAAAGTCATATGTGATAACCGTTTACACTATACAGCAGTAATAGGCGGTCTGTCTGTCGTCCCCGACTCGCACACACTGGCTAGTGTTTGGATAGTGCAACCGCCTATTTATTATATATCATTTATATAATTGTTTGTCAATTACAACTTTATAGAATATCATACCATGATACACAATCAAATGATGCTAAAAAATCGCACTGTGTTTCATAGTCTGAAAATGTTATGTCACCACTTATAAACATAGGTTTTAAATACTTTTTACTACTTGTTTGCCAACGTTCTAGTGATGATGGCGAAGCATCAAAAACATCATCGCAATGAGAGCGCATAGGTTTAGTCACGTAAAATTTAAAGTCTGACTTATGACACCACACGGAAAACAAAGGTGTTTTCATATCGTGCGTGTATTCTTTTAAGTTTTGATGGCGTATTCTATCATCCTCCAAATCCATAAATTCGTTATCAAGTTCCATTTTCGCTCTGCCTTTTGGAAGATTTCTGTAAAAAGCGTTTTGTCTCTTTTTCTCAGAAATAGGAGACTTAAAAGGAAGTATGAGTGTTGTTTCGCACCTATCTACTTGTGTAATCTCAGTTCTTTCTTTTACTGCTTTGTAACAGTCAGGTATAAGGCGATATCCGATTAAAATATTAGACATAATAGCGTTAGAGTTCCCAAAGAACCAAGTTCTTATTTTTTCCGTTTCCGAGTCTGGGCGGTTTCTGAAAAGAACCTCCATAATATTTTTGTATGCCTGGAATTCGTTTTTTATAGGTCTGTCGCCTTTTTGTGGAATGAATTCATCAAAAATTACATCATAAAAACGAGTAAAGTCTATACCAGTTTTGTTTTGAAAAGTAGACAGCGAAACACCTACTATAAAAGGTTTATCGTTTTGCAAGTCCTCGTCTGTCAGGTATGCCTTGCCATAACCTTTTTTGTCGTTATATTTCAAACGAATATCTTTTCCAAACCAATCAGGTTTTACAAAGTCGCCTATAGTCGAAAAGCTGTTCTCAAGTGCAACGTTTGTTCTACGCACGTATAAAATAGGGAAGTGCCTATCATTCCAGATATCACATATCAAATGCGATTTTCCGATACCTCTTCCGCCTATGATATCTATATATCGCTGTCCAACATCACAAATATATTTATAATTCAAATACCCGTTTTCTTTATACAAGTTCATGCTATCACCTCTTTTAACTTAAAAGAGGGAAGTCGTTTGACTTCCCTTCCTGCCTTAAATAAGCTCAAAATTCATATAAGTCCTACCAGCTTTACTCTGTGATCTTGTCAATTTAAACTGTAAATTGTAAGTCTCCATAAAATCATAGGCACTTTCTGCCGTCTTGATCACAGTTGGACTTGACGTTGCAATTGTTACAACTTCGCCCGTCTCAATGTTTGTATGATAGAAAACAGCAACTTCCTTATCATCATCTGCCGTATAGCGTACATAATCTGTAACATTTACGATAGTATCATCTGGCAAATTCTTCATTAACAGATGATTGTCATTTGCCATCTTAAACATTTCTTTCTTGTCAAACTCTCTTGATTGTCTTTCAATTCTCATTTTCGTTATCCTCTTTTCTTTTATTTAAGGTTATTATCCTTTACAAGTATATAATAACTTATTTACAAAAGTTTTGCAAATAAAACGTTGTTTATTCTACTATTTCATCAATTATAATATAATTCTTTATTTGATCATCCGACAGACCTATCTCATAATCTCGCGCTATCATACAACTATAACCTGTATACTCTGTTATTGCTTCTTTGCCTTGATAATCAACAACTTTTGTTTTTGTGATAGTATCGCTGTCATTATACCAGATTTGAAAACCGCCACTATTCTTTATTTTAAAGCCATCTCTAAAGTTATCAAGGTTTTTAATTACTTCTACCCCCCTTGCCTTTTTAACTCCCGATATAGTACAACCAAAATACGTTTTATCTTTTGTTTCTTTATACGCGTTAAAACAATACTTCTTTGCTCCTAACGTTTTAAAATCCTTGTATTCAGGTTCATATTTGTCTGACTTTATATCGGACTCACAATCAAAATAGCCAATATAATATTTTTTACCGTCAATGTTAACAAAACTATTAGTTTCTTCGCACAGTTTGTATATCCAATTATTTAATTCTGTCAACTTGTCAAAATTAAAGTTAGTTGCTTTACAACTGTCGGTATCACAATAAATATATGAACTTTCCGCACATGCTAAAATCCTACGCAAGTGTTTTCTTGCATGTGCTGTTGTATATACCCCCCAAACATAAGGCAGTACACTTTTTTCACTTTGCTCTGAAACAGATTTTTCATCTGGTATCGAAAAGCCGCTTGCATCAACTTTTTCTTTATATGCAATGTCATTTTCATACCTGGCATATGAAAATTCTTGCCATTCGTTTTCCAAATATATAATTATAGGGTGAATAGGATCTGTTGCCGCCATTCCATAAATACCGTTTAACTTATTTTTAGCTTTCATTAGATCGTACTCCGCTTCTTCCCTCTCTTTTGAATTTGGCGCTGTTTTCTTTACGGCTATTTTCAGTTTTGTTTTCGCCGTGAAATATTCCATAATAACACTTCTTACATCATCTGGAATATATCCATAACGTGCTGTATAGAGGGTATCTTCTATAATTTCAATGCTGTCAAAATCATAACATTCTTCTATTATGGAAAAGTCTATATCTGTCACAGTTGTTTCAAGCTCTGCCGCTTTCCACACTCTGCCGTTGTCGGGGTCAACCCCTTGCAAGTTACGGCATTTGCTTATAGATAGATACGGATTGTATTGATCTTCTTTAAGTCTTACATTTGTAAGCTTTATTTGTGCTATCCATGCAAGATTTTTACTTTTTATATACTTTAAACATTTTGATGTTACGGGCATTTTTTCAAATGCCGTCATTGGAAACTGCATCAAGAGAAGCATAGCTGGATACATGCTGCTAGCATCAAAGCTATAAACGTCATGATAGATTTTAGCACATTTTATCATGTTGGCATGAGTATCACCGCCACGAAAAGCTTCTTTTAAAAGCTTATATGTTTTATCTGTTAAAGCTAACTTTTTCTTTAACAGACGTGTTGTCGTGCCTTTTCGTATAGCTCTTTTCATGTCACGTCTAACATAAGATGTACTTGTTAAAGGTACGGTTGCGATTATATCGCCATCTTTTGTAAGCATGTAAGATATTGCTTCCCATAAACCTAAAGTATCATTGATGATATATCCCCACTCTATAGGATTGATATAGCTTTCGTTGTGTCTTATAAGCGAGTAATCCAAATCACCTTTTGCTTTTATGTGCGTACATCCCGCCATTTTTTTCGTGAAGTTATCAAGCGACATGTTTGTGAGCTTATAACTGCACCTCAGTTCTATACCACGTTTCTTTAAGCGCCATACAAGCGGTTTACGTTTTCCAGTTGCGAACACTTCGCTATAATCGTTTAAATAGCCAATCATAAAAGAAAATTCAAAAGGCAGATTGTGAACGTAAATCACAAAATACCGTGACTCACTTGTTTTATAGTAAGCTTGTATTTTATCAAGTAAAACAATAAAATCTTTCCAGTATCTGCCTTGCACTTCTTCGCCATCAATGCAAACAGACCAGACATACATAAAAGCATCAATAGGCTTTGTCACTTCTTCGCCTTGATCATCTTTTTCAATACGTGTCCGTGAGGTTGTTTCAATGTCAAAAGTTCCAAATTGATCAATATAATAAGGGCTGCCTTTCTTTTTGCCTAAAGGTTTATGCATAGAAAAGCCATGTGACGGCACATAGTCCGACACTGACTTTACTTCTATATCATCATATTTGTTTGACCTATTTAAACATTTAACTATCATAATTTATAACTCCTGCCTTATAGACTTTGGTTTTGGCTTCGCTCGATTGCTTTTATATAGTTTGTTTGCCGCTTTAAATTCTCTCGCTTTATCTTTCCATGATAGCGAACTATTTTGTATAATTGCGACTCTAAACTCAGCTTGATCTTTTAAATTTGGGTATAATTCTTCAGATGCTTTAAAAAGTTCTTGCAAGCACTCTCTATTGTTTGTATTTATTGCCTCTGTTAACAGTGTAACAATTTGATCACTTGAAAGCTTTGCATATTTTTTATCTGACAGATAATGCAACGTATTGAAAAGCTTGTCACGAACGCTTTTACTAAGTTTAGATATATCAACTCCGTAACGCTCCTTGAATGTTGCAACACGCTTGTTTTCTACTTCAATACTGCCTCTTGCTGTTGAAGCTTTTGCTTCAAGATAGTGCAAAAGCTTGTTTTCAAGTGCTCTCAACTCACGGATTGAAAAATCTTTGTAAACTGCTTTTCCAGTTGAAACATAAGAAGCGTTATAAGAAACGTGCTTATTAAAGTAGTCAACAGCATCTTGATATCTGAAAAGGGCTGTTCTATCCTCTGATATTCTGCCTTTTGATATTGCTGTTGTTAGTGTTTTGGCGCGCTTGTTTGCAACGTTGGCAAGTTTGCCAACACGGGCGATATACTCCGCTTTGCTGGAAGTGGACTCGATAGAATCGTAGTGCCAACGTGTGAAATATTTTGCCTGTAGTTCTGTTTGTTTCATAACTCAATACCTCTTTTCTTTAATTCTTCTTTTACAATTTCATATTTATAATTGTGTGGTGTAATTTCTCTAAAAATGTTACCGATTTCCTTTTTAGTGTAACCGTGACATTTCAAGACTAAAATAACGTACTGTACAGCACCCTTTCCTTCTTCATATGAACACTTCATTACATCCGATGGTGTTTTATACCATGTTGTCGTTTTAATATCTGCTGCCGCTTGCTGTAAAAGGGCGTCTTGCAACATTTCATAAGGTGTTAACTTACTATTTATAATGCCGTCTTTAGGTCTTTTCATTTCTTTATATCTCCTTAAGTTTTTCTTTTATTGTATCATGGAGTTGTTAACAAATAAAGGATAAATTATGAACAAAGTGTTAACAAATTATTGTTATAGTTGGTATAGAACAACGAGACGAACAAATGTATTGACTCGAACAGATGTATCAATAGCCGAGCTGACAAGCGAGCCAATCGAGCGAGCCGACAGGCGAGCGAGTGAACGAGCCGACAGGCGAGCGAGTGAGCCGACAGGCGAGCGAGTGAACCGACAGGCGAGCGAGTGAACCGACAGGCGAGCGAGTGAACGACTGAGGGACGGAGTATTACTGTTAACACATTATTACATAATTGTAAATAAATTGTTAACAATATGTTTTAAGTTATAAACGCTCTTCCTGGTAAATTGTCTGACAGTTTGAGGGGAAATTGTCTGTTGTTTATTATATTTAAAAAGTA